TATTTTCATACGTGTCTTCTTCTGTATTATCATTTCTAGCATGTTGTTTTGTTGAATAGTCTGTGAACTGTAACCAACTAGTTGGAGCAAGACTGATATATTGATTACTGTTAGACCCAACCCGAGCGGTAATGCCTCTATCAATAGTATCTTGAATTAATACTGTTCCAGCAATACTACCTGAACCATACATAACTCCATTAGCACCAGAAATAACTTTAACGTTTTCTCCTGATGTGATATCATGCCCAAAGTCATACCAACCACTTCCTGGGTTGTTTGCAGGAATTCCATTTCTGTAAACTGCTGTATGTACACCTTGCTGACCTCTTTCTCTCATCAACATATTTCCGCCATCTCCACCTGCTGTCCAAGTATGCTCAGGAAGTATTTCACTGATAAGTGTTGTGCTGTCTAAAGCATCTGTTTGTGTAGTTTCTGTTTCTTGGGCATACACAATAACCTCTTCTATGTTTTCCGCTTTAACTTCATTCGCAATAAACAATAAAAACATGACTGCCAGTATTGCATAAAAAGGGCTAAAGTTAATATGGAAATTTTTATCCATTTTATCCATTTTTTTCCTCGGGGTATTCTTCCCTGTTAATTAAAGTAACACTCATTGCTACTTCTTGTAATTATACACTTTACTGCGGCAAAGTCAAGTAAATTGTAACATTTAATTGCACATAAATTGCATAAAAGGTGAAGCCCGGAGGGGACCGGGCTTCGTGGTGTCCTATTTAGGGGATGACTAACAATTGGACACCGGGGGAACTGTTAGTTCTATACTTATTTTATATCGTGCCTGACATACAAGTTGTTCTGGCTAGTTTCTGCCAATTGCTTGGGTCCATTTTTCTAAGGTCCGCAATTTTCAAAACCATTCTCAAAGATATCTCTCTAACAATATCTTGATGCTCAGTCATAAAGTCAACAACTTCTTTGTCACCTTCTTTACCAAACTTGTATTCATCAAGCATACCATCTGAAACTATCTGATTAATTCTAAGAAACTTATCTCTCTTAGAATTCATTGTAAGATCCAAGTAGTGACATCTTGACATAAGTGCCGCCAAGTGATCCTTAATCTTTTTAGAACGAACGTTTTCAAAATCAACGTTAGTAATAAAGATACAACCACCTTTGAATTCAAACCTATCAGGTATACCTTCTCTACGAAGTGCCTGTGATTCTGACTTCCAAGTAATAGTTCTTTTCTTACCTGAATCTAAAGTAGCCTTCAACATATTCAAACATACTTCGTCAAACAAAACACTATCACAATCATCAAATACAAGTATGTTACCTGCTTCTGAATTATTGTAAAGAGTTTGAAATAGACCAATTGGTGTAACAGAACCTTTTACAACTTCTGTCCTTGCAGGCTTACCAGCAACCTGTGTCAACATGTCATAATCTTCTAAAACAGTTTCAACACCAAATGACTTACCAACTCCTGGAGGGCCACTTACTATCATACCACGTACCGTACCTTCTGCTACAGCATGAGTCATACGATCCAAAATATCAAAACGTTCTCTGATACGTTCAATAGCATCTGAGTCTGATTCTGTTTCTTTTGGAGTATTATCAATTTTTGGTTGTTCTGCATAAACACTTGGAGTAACATACTCTAAGTCTTTAGTAGGATCTTGTATCAAAACCCTAATACTTGCGAACTTATCTCCCATCACTTCACTACCATCAACGGTAATAAAAGCACCCTTTTTGCCAATGTTAAGTGGCTTTAAGATTGGAAATACAGTATCAACGATATCGTTTTTACGGTATGTACCAGTCTTAATTTTTACATAATTTATTGCTTTTGTCATAATGTCATCCCCGACGTTTATGTTTTATTAAGGAACCCTTTTCCCTAACTCTTATATACTATTATACAGATATTTGAGTCAAAGTCAACCTTTTTACCACTTTTTCTGGTAAAAAAATTAATCTTTTTTGATGTTTAGCATGAATAAGCAGGTTTGTAAGCATTTTGCCTGCCATTTAGCATCATCCACAGCACTATGTAATGCTTCTTGGACTCCTTTACGAGGATCTACAGCCATTAAACTGAATACTGTTCTACTATCACGTATTTGCCAATATGCCCAATTTGTATGAACATTTATCTGCTTATATAAGTTCTCTATTATGACCATATCAAATTGTGGGCCTTGGCACCAAATTTGTTCACAGCCTACTAGCCACTTATTAAGTGATGTAGCAAAATCGTTTATTTGTACTCTGCCTTCTTCTGCAAATGCAATATCCTGAATCTCTTGTGATTGTTTCCCCCACCATTCTATTGTGCCTTGGTCAACATCTCTGCCTAGTTCTGTTTGGGCATCAATATCAAGTTTAGCATCAAAGAATGTGTGTGGTTCTTCGTTAGTGTAAGGATCAAACTTTACACCACCAACACTTAGTATAACTGCTTCGGGCGAAGTAGCCAACGTTTCGATATCTATCATTGCATGGGTTGTCATTACTTACGTTTTCCGTACATTTTGGAAAAAGTCGATTCTGCTTGTTCCATAGTCAACTGAGGTTCTCCCCATGCTGAACGTTCTTCAGAATTTGTAGTTCTCCATTCATTAAAATTTTGTTCGTAAGTTCTTTTTGGATTATAGTCAAAAGAGAAATTGCCTTTATCAATTATAATGTTTTCTGTAGTCATAAAATACTCCTAATTATTTTTATAGTATATTATACCGGATTTATTGGTCAGAAGTCAACCGTTTTATACTTTTAATTTTTTAAAGTATTGCTCGTAAAGTCGTTTTTCCCAATAGTATGCTTCACGTTCCCATGGTTGATGACTGTAAGGTGTTTTAGAATGGTCAGACCTTTTCCAAGTTGACATTGCTTTTCCTGTTAATTCTCCAGAAATAAATTGCTTTGCATGGACTAATTCATGTGTTAAATTAATTAATAGTTCTTCACGTGAAAAACGATAGCCTTCTGAAGTTCTAGCAATTTCTATTTCAACGTCTTTTTTATCTCCCCAACAATAACCGCCTGCCTGCTCTTCTAATGCTGTATGCACATATACATCTACATTAACATTACGTCTTAATTTAATGGGAATAATATTTTCTAGCATTAATTCGCTAATGCGTTCTATTATATGTTTGTTTTTGAATTGCCCGTACATCTGAATATGGACCATATCTTGGTTCCTACACCTTCTTTTGATGTTGCTAATTATAGCATCTTTTGAGGTTGTGTCAACCATTATTGTAAGTCCATGAAATTGAACAAATTATCCTATTACGATATCTTCCATACCAGCAGTTCTTAGACGTGTGATATGTCCTATTTGCCATTGTTTAGTATCTAAGCCTTTCATAATACCTAGGTATTTGTTCCTTAACAGACTATATTGGTTACAAAGGTGTTGTAGGTTAATTACACTTTCTTCGCCATCTACAAACTTATCAGCATCTCTACTGGATAAAGTTCTGTTGTAACTTTCTAAGTATTTTCTAAATACTCTACTGCGTTCTTTACGCAATTCAATATTTAAGTGTTCTAGTATTGCTTCAATCTCTTGTAGTTGATTAAAACGATGTTCTGTAATGCCGGGCAAAGACGCACTAGATTTCTCTAGTGAGCCTTTGATACCGCATTCGTACTTGGCTTCTTGTAGTTCCTTTTCATAGTAATTAATTGATTCTACAATTTTACTTAAATCGTCTACTACAGAGTTATACCAGCCTGCCATAACTTAATCCCATTCCTCTTCTTCATCTTCTTCATCGAAGCCGAAGTGTCCAACAATAGCATTTTTCATTGCTGAGTCAAACATGTTAATGTTTTCTTTGATATCAGACAAGTCTAGATTCTCATCGGTAATTCCAACAAGTTGCTCTGCCGCTTGTAGCCTATCTTTTTTAGGAATATAATTTTTCATACTATCCCATAGGTCGATTAAAAAACTTAAATCAGGATTCATTGCTCATATCCTCTACGTTAGGGTCGTCTACCAAAGTTTCATCATCTACTAAGTCATCGAAGTTATCGTCTCCAGCAACTGGTATTTGATTCCACTCGTCCATAACTACTTGTAAACGTTCTTCAGTCCACTGCTTTCTAAACTCTTTAATAATCTCGCCTGTAACAGGTGATGTATATTCAAGTTTATTACCAGTTTTTGTAACGATACCTTTTGCTTCAAGCAATTCTAAAATACCTGAGTAAGGATTCATTCCTGTCTCATATGGTATTTTAACTTGTACACTTTCAAACGGTTTGCTGTAACGAGTTTTCATTACTTTACATGCCGCTCTAATACCTTGTACAGTAGTAGTTTTGTTACCATCCTCATCTTCTTTAAGTTTAAGTTTCTTCATTGCAACTACAATACTAGAAGCATATACAAAACCTTGTCCGCCGGATATTTTATCATCTGGATCAAACATATCTTGTGATGCGTATGTATGGTTAGTAGCAACAAGTCCGATTGGATGTGGTGCTAGTTGATTAACTGTATTTCTAACTAAGGCTGTTAATGCCTTTGGTTTTCTACCCATATCACCTTTCATGTCACCTTTTTCAAATTGTGCAACATCAGTTGGTGTTAGTAACATACCTAAACTGTCTACTACAAATAGCATTTTAGGTTGTTCATCGTATGGTAAGTCACCATAGTTAGATTTATAGTCTTTTACAAATTCACTGATTGTTTTAGCAACATCATCAATCATGCTAACACTAATTTTGAGAAGTTTCTCAGGACTAGTGTCTACATCTAATGCTTGTAGCCAATCTTCATCAAGTGCGTTTTCACTGTCAAATAGTACAACTTGACAGCCTTGGTCTTGTGCGTTTTTAACTAAATTACCTGAACAGATAAAACTTTTACCTGAACCAGATTCTCCTGCAAATACACTTACCTTACCAAGTGGGACTCCTTTATGAAAGTCTCCACTTATTAAGTAATTTAAAGTATAGTTACCTGTTGATATCCAATCCTGTGGGTCATGAAAGCCAGCACTGATTCCAGTAATGCCTTTAGTAATGCCCGTCCTGAATTTAGTTAGGTCAAATGGTTTCTGCATGTTAGTCTCCTTAAGAACGGTTTCTAATCATGTTTAGAATATCATCAGCACTTGGCTTATCGCCGCCTTCTGCAGGAGCACTTGCTACCGGTTGTGGTGCAGGTGTTGGTGCAGGAGTTTCAACTACTGGTGCCGCTGTTTCAACAACTGCTTCTGCAGGTGCAGTTACAGGTGCAGTTACAGGTGCAGTTACAG